TGGATTCTCCTCATAAAGGATGGTCAGGCCGTAAGCCTTGGCAACAGCGTGCTCGAGTATGCAGCCTCTGGCGTTCTCCCATCCTTTGCAGAAATACGCCGCATGGCAAAGGCTCATGTTCGTTATTGACCTTGCAAGGAACATCAGCGGAATATTGACTACACCGCGTTCCTTGCATTTTGCAGCGCTGTACCATTCATCCGTGAACAGTGTGTTCACTATCTCATAGCCCCTGCTCTCAAGCGCGGCTATTGCCCGCTCTCGCGTCGCTACGATTTCCTCTTCGGTCTTGCCGTTCATTGGCTGTGATAACATTGCTTTCATCTGATTTTCCTCCTTATGTTACTGTCGTAAATCTTGAGAGCAGCCACCCTGTCGGGTCTACGCTCTCGCGTGCGTCTTCCGTCAGCACGCCGCTGTCGGTCTTATCATCGTCCATTACTTAGTTACCTCCGTTACATAGAGTCCTACCAGTTCGGCGAGGTTGAACGCGAGCGGCTTACCGCTGTCGCGTGTGCAGAGATAGACCTTGCCGTTCTGACTGTAATACTTGCCATTGTAAATCTGCATCGGCTGAGTGAACGGGATAGGATCGTCAATCGTGCCGCTGTGCTCTTCGTCTATAGCCTCGTAGAGTGCGGCGGTCGGCACGCCCGGCACCCACTCGGCGCTGAAGGTGTGCTCCGACGCGTCGGTGCGAACTCTGTATAGCGTATCGCCGTGCAGGAAGCGCTGCCCCGGCGTTGCGGTCGTGCCTATGAGATTAGACCACTGCTGATAGATAAGCTTGCAGGTGCGCGCCTGCGCGTCCGAGAGGGCATTCCCCGCGGTGTCCATCGCCGCGCGAAGCTTTTTAGCTCCATTAAGATAACTCATGTTGCTTCCTCCTCGTTGACCACACCAAGCAAATCCAATGCAGCTTTCATGTCCTGCTTTTCCTCATCAGTTCCACCCTGCTTGATCTCGGCAATTTTGGCAAGGATCGCGTTCTTCCGTTCTTCAATTGTCATTTCTGTGCCTCCAACGCAGTCTCGATTTCTGATAATGCCGTTTCATATTGCGCTACCTCATATTCTAACTGCGCTTTGTAGATCTGGGTGTATAGTTTCCACGGGGCTATCATCTCCCCGCTGAACGCCTGACCGTCCCCACGTGTCCACGTCTCGCCGCTCGGCACATAGCGGTACCCCTCTACAAACTCTGCGCACTTGCCGTCGAAAAAGGGCAAGTCAAATTCGCGCATATTGCCGTCATTAGAGACATGGCACTTGTATTCATTATCAATATAAATTTTCATCTCCGGTCTCCCTTAACTAAGCGTGATATTAGTAAGTGTGGCAGAATAAGTTTTTGCCCCCACTTCGGGATTCATGGAAGAGGCATATACATATGTCGCCACATAACATTCCGTGTTTATTCCGCTAATATCAAGTTCAATACGATCATCACTGGTGTTTAAGTTAGCATAAGCGATAAAACCTATGGTGTCAGCACCCGGAGGATAAGTGCTCCATGAGAACTCGTTTTCGGCTACTCCAATATACCAACCGTTAGCCTCAGATTTTATTACTGTCAGTTTGTTGTATTTTGAGAGGTCAATTTTATTCTCCGTATGAACACTGGCAGCTTTGGGGAACGTTGCGTCTGTGTTTGTTATACTAAAAGACAACACGTTAGACACGGTTGGTGTAACGTTCTTTCCTTTCCAGCCTCCCGTAACACCTGTATTGTCACCGCCGTCAAAGAGGATCAACTCATATGTCAGCGTCACGCTCTCACTTTGTCCATCAGTAGTAATAGATACTGTAGTAGACTTCGTCTTGCCGCTGCCATCCGTCGCTGTCGCAGTAATAGTATACGTCCCAGTTGCGCCTACTGTTGCTGTCCACGTCTTTGCGCTCGTGCCAGCGTTAGTGTCGTTTGCTACCTGTACTCCGGAGCTGTTTTTAATTACACAGGTGCTATTTGCAGGATATGTGATGGCGATAGTTGCAGAGAAATATGCTATTGTAAGTGTATAATCAGCCGTAATCTCGACAATTCGTGTCGCGGTCAGGCCTGTACTGTTCGTCATGGTAACAGTCCATGTACCGGTTGAAAGTCCTTTGAAAACAGCAATCCCATTACTGTTGAATGTTCGGGTATAAATCTTCCCGTCTTTACTGACGGTTACGGCATCGCCAGCAACGCCGGTAACTGTAAGAGTACCACCGGAACCACCGCTGCCTCCTGCGTTTGTTTTTCCTATTGCCATTTAGATACTCACCTCCAACAGATAATTGTAGGTATCGTGACGGCTGCATCAGGCGCGGACGCTGCATACAGATATATACCGCCGTTATAGCACTCTGCTACGGGTGCAAAATTCCCGCTCGTGGCATCAGTAAGCGAAAAGATGATTTCCGGTGTCATGCTTGCCAAAACCCCAGTGAGACCCACGGATGCCCTGTAAGGATAATCCTGATATGTACTGTTGGAGACAAAGGATGCCGTGGCGATTGTGGTGTTAAGAAACTGCACTTTGACTGCATCTGGGGCAAGATTCTGATACGTCACACTGCCATCCGCGAGTACTTCATTATTATAGGTAAATGAAGCAGTCGTGTCGTCTGTGAACGTTATCGTGATTTTGGTTTGACCGTCTGCGGGGCTGCTGCCGACGATGGTTTTAATGCCTCTTGTTATCATCATCCAGTAGCTCTGCCAGCCTGCGGTGACACCGGGCTGCACGTCCTTACTTGCAGCAAGGGCGAGCCACGAACCGCCTAAATTCTGCACGCTGTCAAGAAATTCATAATTGGTGTTTGCGGCGTATGCGCCGCGCGGCCTGACCGATACTTTACCAAGGTTGTATTGTGCCATTGATTCGTTCCTCCTAACCTTTTTATGAATCAGCGGTTATGGTCTTATATAGAGCCACTGTTGAGCCATTGTTAAAACCGTAAGTCATCGCAACAACTCCAATGTAGCGCTTGCCTGATAGCCCACACCATTGAGTACCGCTCCAGATGCGTCTATGCTCAATGGAATCTGATTGGTATAGTCAGGAAGTACCTCGGAGGTCTCAGTTACTATGTCGCTTTCCTGCAAAGGCGTATACCCAAGCGCTGTCTCAATATTCTCAGTGGTTACGTTCGCATCACTGCCTGCCGGTCCCTGCGGTCCCGTATCGCCTTTCGGGCCTTGTGCCCCCGTGTCGCCGGTAGCACCTTGAGGACCACGGATATTCCTTGTTGTTGGGTTTGCCAGCCCGCCATTGTTTGTCCAGCTGATATTACCGTTGGTATCTACACTCGGAGTAAACACTGCGCCGGTCGCGCCGGTGGCACCGGTCTCACCCTGAGGTCCCTGCGCTCCGGTGTCGCCCTTTTCGCCTTGAGGTCCCTGTGCACCCTGCGCGCCGGTCGCGCCCCTTGAGGGTTTACCGGTGTCGGTATCACCAAGATACCAGTTGCCATTCTCGCCGATAGTCGGCGTGATGCCATCCTTACCAGCCGCGCCGGTCGCACCTGTATCGCCTTTTTCGCCGGGGTCTCCCTTAGCTCCAGTGTCACCTTTATCCCCCTTGGTTCCCTGAGGGATTCCGAAACTGAATTTGAAGATTTTTGCAGTGTTGGGGCCTGACGCCTCTACAGTGACGGTAGGCGGCTGTGTCGATTCAAGCTGTGTTGCTGACGCTTCCGGTGTGCCGAAACCTGCAGCCTCTCCGCCGGAGCCGCCCATTTGATAGACAGCCTTTGCGCTCGGCACCTGTTCTGCCGTGGAGTTCTCATCTATGTCCTGTGTCACGTTGGTGCTGGGCAGGGCATTGCTATCTTTGAGAATGTAGGTGGTGTCACTGCCTTTGATGACTATTTTTTCAATCGTGTCCATTCGCTCATCTCCTTATGGATTAGTCAGCGTCAGTATTCCGTTCTCCACGCTGCCGGGAATCGTCAGCGTCCCGTTGCTGACAGAAGCGCCTACAGAAGCTGGAATATAGAGTGTGTTGCCAGATACGATGTATTTGTCGCTGGCGATGCCATCGTCAAGAACTGCTGTTGCTATCGGGAAGTCGTTAACTGATACTGCGTTTATCGTCATGGTTCCCGTCTGTCCTATCGGCCTTGTGAAGCCCTGCACGAGGTGTCTCTCGACAGGCGCTCCGGGCTTGTCCTCGCGCCGTATGGTTATGATTTGATTCTCCACAATGTGGAACATCTGTGTTGTGGTCAAGGTTACTGTCTTGCCGAGCACGGCGTAACGCTTAAGCTGCCATTCGGCATACGCCTGACACATTTCATCGGAGTAATAGTCCTTCATCGAGAGCCGTTTGGTTTTCAGCCCTATGCGGCTGATGCAGGTGTCAGAGGAAATGTCGCGGTTCTGCGCTCTGCCTCTCGCGGTAAGGCTTTCATTATTCGTTGCCCCCACTACAATGACATCGTTGTAAACCTCGGCAGGCTTCGACGCATACCGGATGCCCATTAGCTGCTTGCCCATCGAGAAGTCCCACAAAACAGGTTTAGATGTATCAAGAATGTCATCCTGTGACGGATCTACTTCCAGCCGTCCGGTCGGGTTATAGCCCACCCATGCAGCAAGCATCTCTGCAAGTCCGAGGATGACCTCGCCGATATTCCCAGTCTCAGAACTGAGATAGTCGTAAGGGGCGGTTATCAGACTTACACTTGAGCCGTCGGTAAGCGTCTGCGTTTTGTCGTTGTAATAGCTTGTAAAGAGTGGAGCAACTGCATCTATGGGCGCGCCAGCTGTTCCGGACATATCAAAGCGGTTGAGCCTGAGCAGGGAAGCTATGGCGGCGAAGATGTTGGTTCCGGCGTTTACACCGTAAGCGCCCTCAAGGTTGCCGCCAAGCGTTCCGTCGATTGCCGCCCATTTGTCGGTCAGCTGATATGATGCCTGACGGAGTCCCGGCTCAAAAGCCTCTTCCGGGTTTTCCACAAGGAAAACGCCTTGCGGAATATAGAAGTCTGTACCATCCGGGAGTATCAGCCCCTCGGAGAGCCTGATTTGCTGCCCAAACCATATCTTGTTGAGTGCATAATCATAAGCTCCATCGAGGTTTGCAAGGGAGATGTTTACCTGCCTGCGGCTGCCATTCTGTAAGTTCACAGTAATGTCACCTTCTTGAATAAAGGCTTTGGAACGTTTGTTCGCCACCTGATTATCCAGAGCGAAAGCCACGCTGCCGTTCGGCTGCAGGAACTCAAGCTTTGCCAGTTTTGTGAAGTCAGTCTTTAACGTGGAAAGGTATTGCTGCCAGTTTTGGCTATACATTTTGCGCTCACCCTCCCACATTCAAAGTTGCCTGAAGGTTGTTGCTGTCGATGATTTCAAGTCCAGCGACAGTGAATCCATCAGTCGTCGTCTGAATGAGGTCACCATCATCGGAAAGACTCAAAACAGAACCGAGCTCGTAGTTATCATTTGTTGTCCACACAAGGTATCCTGTCGCAGGGTCAACAGTTATGCTGGTGAATATAATACTGTCACTCGGCCAGAATGTGGCTTCGGGCGAGTTGATTATCTTAAGTCCGGTCGCATCTCCGACTTCTACCCAACTTACCGTCACGGTCTGCGGCATGGCTACGCTCTTATGGTCTACGCTTACCGTGACTGGCTGATTGGTATGGATGTTGAGGAAATGCCCCTTGGGGTCACGTAGGAATAAGGTGTTTTCAGATGTCGAGAGATTCCTCAGTGCCCGCGCCTGAGCCAAGGTGTCCGAGTATGTTGCATCCTTGCCTATCTTGCCAATATAACCGCCGACGCTGCCGGTAAGGTAATTAGGCGTTTCTGGCTGCCGCGTTGGGTATCGGGTGAAGTTCTTCTGCAGGGTAGGGGAGTTGTTGTTGGAGAACTGTCCCTCAGCCACACCGCCGCTGCCAAAACGGAAGAAGTAGTTTGCCACAGCGGTATATGTGCCGTCTGCATTGGGAGTGGCTTCTATGATATTCCACATCCAGAACTGCACTTTCACGGCGTTGGTGACGATTGCAGCAGTGAGGTATGCCAATGGGCCTGTGGGGAAAACATAATATGTATATTCCTGCCCGGAACACGCACTCCAATCTCGAATCTCCCCGACTGCCCGCCCGACGGTCACGATCTTTTCAAGATTGCTCTGTCCGGTCGTTCTGCGATAGATGTCGTAACCTTGAGTCGTTTCTATCTGCGCCCAAGTTACCAGTACGCTTCCGTCCGAGGTCTGACAGGCGCTTGCACTGCCGACCGAATCTTCGGATACCTCGTATTCAACATGGAAGTCTACCCAGCCGCTTGACGCATCAACGCCGTTTACCGTCTGAACATCAAGGATGATGCTGTAACTGGTGTCGTTGAGGAATCCGGAATAGTCTACCCTTAACTCACCGGTTCCATATATTTTGCCGGTGTCCACAAACGCGTCTCCACGGTTGCCTTCGCTGTCAACTTCGCATATGCGCCACCGTACCCATGCGAGAGCGTCTCCCTGTGCCTGAGTGTATGTTCCGGTAAATGTCCCGGAATAGCCCGTTAACGGACTGCTTATATGGGATATGGCTACGGTCGGCTCGCTTCTGCCGAGAAAGAGCGACGCCGTAGACTGCGTGACGGAGTCCGCGCCGCTCCACCACTGGGTTATGATGAACTTGTACTCCGCGCCGTTTGTAATCCCGTTGGCGCTGAGCGTCGCTTTGGGGATGGTTACGGTATAGAATTGAGCCTCCCCCGCGTAGTTTACGCCCCAGAACGGAGTGGTCAGCAGAACCTTGCCCGTGTCGTACTTTTGAGTGGATGAGGAGTCGTTTGCGTAAAAAACTATTTGGTAAGCCAGCATAGGCGAGTCGCCGTTGACCTGCCAGTTTATGTCCAGCGGCTGCGTCAGGTCTACTGTACCGCTGCTGTTTATTTCATCAGGGCTTATATTTGACGGCTGAAAAAGCAAAGCTTCTCACCTCCCATCACTTCGGCCCGTCGCCGAAACACCATGCTTTGCCGGTCGACAGGCTTCCCCACCAGATGACAAGCACTGTGTCTCCGGCTGTGGCGGTTGCGACTTCTTCGCAGTACGGGATAGATATCGTGCGCCCGTATGGCTGACGCACAGATATCTTCCCGTTACTTGGAGCGGCGACGACGTCGAACCTGTCCACGCGCAGGCAGTTCCCAGTTCTCTCGGTCACGGCCTGATCTACCTTGGGTTTTAGTGCGTTCCAAAATTCTATAATTCCTTCGAGCATATTTCCGCCTCCCGTTTAAGTGAGCTTCAAAGTCTTGAGCTTTTCGGCAAGCTCCTTGACGGTCATGTTTTTTGCCTGTGCTTCGGAGAGTTTGAGATCACCGAATTGGTAGTACACGTCATGACTATCAGTGCTGCGGAAGATGCTCTCGCCGGTGGTATCGGTGGTGCTCTTCGCGCCGCCCGAAATGGCGTGGAGAATGTCGGCAATGCGCTTCTGCTCCTCGTCGCTTGCGTTCGATATCAGCTCTCGCAGTGCCGGACTCATGGTCAGGTCGCCTATATCGCCGATATTGCCGTTCTTGATTGCCTCAAGCTCCTGCTCGATTTTGGTGTCCTGATAATCTTTCTCTGCCTCTGCCAGATTCTCTTGAGCCTTGAGGATATCATCAGCCTTTGCTACCCACTCCCACTGTCCAGTGACGGGGTTATAGATTCTGACTGTACGCTGTTTCTTGGTGTTCTCAAGCTCCTGCCGTGCCTTTTCGACCGCCTGCTGCTTTTCTGCGAGCTTATTGGCTGCGTTGGTCGAATCGGTAAGAGCCTCTAATGAGTCGACTAACTCGGCCATAAGGTCATCTGAGTAGCCATAACCGCGGTTGAGCAGGTCGAGAACTTCATTTGATGTATTGCTATACCCCTTGTCAAGATACTGCTGCACAAAATCTTTAACGAGTTCTGCGGCTTGCTGCTGCAAAGCCTGTTCCTTGGCGCGGTCGTTCTGGTTTCGGGCGAGTTCTATCTGCTTATCGAGGTTGTCAAGCTTTTCGCTGATTTCCTTTTTAAGCGGATCGTCGTCTTCGGTGTTGCTGGCTGTGCTGCCGCCGACACCCGTACCTCCACTATAATCGCCACCATAAACGCCACCGTTGCCTGGCTTGCCAAGACCTGTACCGCCTGCGTGCATCGGAATTTCTTCCTTTTCGTCAGACAGCATATCTTGGGTCTGCTTGGCAGTGTAGACTTTAGCGCCTGGGGACAGGTCGACAATGGCCATTTTACCGTCGTTGGCTATATAGGCGTCGCCTTTGTCTACAATAAGCTCTGCTGAACTGCCATTAACCGGCGCACCGTCATTGACCAGCGCGCGCCCGCCCGGAGCGTTTTGCGTGCCGCTTGCATTGGTGGGAACCAGTCCGCCATTCGCTGTTCCCTTGTACTTGCGCTCTATTGTTGTGATAGTGACGGTTTTGCTTTTGATCGCGTCGATACGTGACTTGATGCCGTAGAGCACACCGCTCGCGTTATCTCTGACGGCAACGTGTATCTGCTTGGAATCGGGGATTTCTTTTGCCGCGTCGCCAACGTCCCGCAGGTCGCTTGCGGCTTCTGCAGCGCCAGAAGAATCTACATCGGTCTCTACCGAACCGCTCGCATCTTCTTTTGCTTGATTAACGTTGTCGAGTTGCTGTGCGGCTTCTGACGCACCTGGGGCAGTCACGGGCACTTCGGCTGGTTCAGAGACGCTCTTTTTTTTCTCGTCTAATTGCGCAAGCTTTGCGTTTGCCTCATCAATCTCCGCATCAACATCAAACGTGACAGGATCCTCAGCTTTGGCTTTGGCATCGTCTGTCTCACCGAGAAGTGCCTGAATTGTCGAGATTATTTCGCTGCGGGCTTCCTCGGCAGACCCTACGCCGAGTTTGTCTGCCCAGTTGATGGCACCGGCTCGTTCCAGCCCCTCGAATACACTCAGAAGCCCCTCGACAGTTGTCTGCCCAGTGATTTGAGACAACGCAGATGCATAGTCTGACAGCGAGTGCGAGTTCTCACCGAGCTTGTCGCCCAGTTGAGATACGATATCAGCGGCTTCCTCTCCGGTGTAGAAGATACCGTCCATGTAGACGCTGAGTCCCTGAGCGAGAGCCTGTGCCATTCCCTCGGTTATTCCGAGCTGTTCTGCGAGCTGCTTATAGGAAGAGATTGCGGTGATTATGCCATCCTCGTCAACAGACACAATGCCGTCGAGGGAGCCGCTCTGAGCCGCTTCCTTTATGACATCTTGGAACGCTCCAAACATGTCACCGCTGTTGAATATTTTGCCGAGGTTGCTGTCGCTCATTGCCCATTCCATGGCATCGGCGACACTATACCCAAACTGCTGTTTTATATCGTCGGGGATAAACTGATCGTAGAAAGACTTGACGTATGCCGAGCTGACTTTGCCTGCCTGAAAATCCTTCATGGCGTTGTTGAAGGCAGTCTGCATTGCGTTGGCGTTGGCTTCTTTGTCGACCAGCCCTTCAAGTTCAGCTTGGTAATCTTGGAGCGCCTTTGTCGCGGCATCGACCGAGTTATTTACTTCCTCAAAAGAATCCGCAACTGCGCTTGTTCCACCGGTGTCGATGTTGTTGGCTTGCTTTGCGACAGTTTCGTATGTTTTAATGAAATTCTCTGCGTCTTCTCCAAGCTCACGGCCATCCCTTTTGTAGTCGGAGAGCTTGTCATAGAGATCGTCGTAGTTCGACGCGATATCGAGGATTGCGTTCCTATACTCAGTTAGTGTGGTTTCGCCTTTAGCATACTCGTCATGGGCAGCGGCCAACTCACTTCTGAACTTACTTACAGTGTCTGCGCCCAAAGTGGACGACTGCCCTGCTTTACTGCCAAAAGTGTCTGAAGAAACTGCTGTCTTTTTACTCCAGTTTTCATCCATCCACTTGTCATATTCGGCATCCCTCGCAAGTTCAAGTTGACGCTCTGCCTCGTCGTTGCGCATTTTCAGAATGTTATATTCATTCTGCTCGGCAATTGTCAGTTCGCCAACCTTTTTCTTGAGTTCGTCGAAGCGCGTGCCTTCTCCGTATGTGGCCTCATACTGTGTCTCAAGGTCTGAGAGAATCTGAGCTTGCTCTTCGTAGGTAACTGTAAGCGCGTCTACAGCCTTTACTATGCCGTAGATTACGGCTGATCCAGCCGCTACCCAAAACAGCGGGCTTGCAAGCATCGCAGCAGTAAGCGTTTTGAGAGCGGCTGCGCTCGCCAGAGCCCCGGCAGCTAAAGGCCCTTGCGCCAAGGCGAGCGCAGTTATGCCAGTTTTGAGCGCAACCGCGCCCTTGGAAATAAGCGCAAACGCTGCTGTCACACCAGCTACAGTGACGACAAGGTGGCCGAAGTCGCTATCAAGAACCTTGACAAGTCCAGTGATAACATCAAGTCCACCTTTTATAAGGCTGGTATCGGCCATGTTGGAGACGAACTCAGTCCATGTATTCTTGAGAATATTTGCCTTCGCGTCCCAAGTATCGAGCATGACGCTGACTTCCTGATCGGCGCTGCCCGCAGCGACGCCCATATCAGCCAACATGCTTTTGTACATATCGAAGTTCTCAAGGAGCGCAAGGAGCTGGTTCGTGCGGAGTTTTCCGCCGAGGGCAGAGACCATCTGCATCAAATCTGCTTCGGAGATAAGTCCATCCTTGGCCGCCTTTGACAGTGCTTCGATGGCTTCCATCGGGTTTATAAGCTTCCCTGTGGCCTCTGCCGCCGCGACAACATCGGGGGCGTACTTCTGGAGTATGCCGCTAAGAGACTGTACGGATTCCTCGGTTGCTGTCACGCCATCCGAAATTTCGGTAGTAGTATCGCCTAGAATGTTGAGAATAAGCGCTCTGGCCGCAGTTGCCGCCTTTGTACCGCTCTCCTGCGTAGTGGCGGTGATCGTGCCGAGCATGGCCATGGTTTCTTCCATGGACATTCCAGCCATTGAGGCTACATTGGCAACGATGGGCAAGCCTTCAGCTATTTTCTGGATGGATGTTGCATAGTTGTTATCTATAGTGTTTGCTTCATCCAGTGCGAGGGAAAGCTTTTCAACGTTGCCGTGATATTTCCATGCTGCGTCTGCCGAAAGGAGAAACTGCGATGCTGTCTCCTGATCCGTGTCGCCGACGAGCTGCGTCTTTATGGCCAACTCGCCAAGACCCTGTGCGGCTTCTTTGTAACCTGCACGGGCGAAAGTAGAAACGTTCTGGAGGTACTCGTTTGCTGCAACGCCGTACTTAGATGCGGTGGAGTACGCCGATTCGCCAAGAGCATCCATCTCGTCCTTGGTCATGCCGGTGACCTTGCGCACGGTCGCAAGCTCACTGTCGACCTCTTTCATGGTGGAAAGAGCTTCAACAAAAGAGTTCTTCACGGCGGCAATGCCGTTGCCTATCAGCTGCCATGCCGCCTGCTTGGCAACGATACGACCAAGGCTGTCTCCCAGCAGATCGGTCAGCGCCGAAGTTTTCTGCGCCTCGGTGCCCGCTTTTTGCGTTGCGGATGCGGCTTTGGTCTGGCCAGTAGCCAATCTATTGGCCGACTGCGCGGTTTTCTCTTGCTGTGCGGCGAGTCTGTTAGACGTTTGCTTCGTTTTTTCCTGCGCGACCTGAACTTTAGCTTCTGCCGCTGCCTGCTTTGCGCTTGCAGTAGCCTGTTTGGTCTGCTCTTTTGCCAGCTGGATAACCGACTTTGAGACTTTGTCAACAGCCCCGGCCTTGACCTTTATCTCTATCGGTGTGCTGCTCAGTCTTTTGCCGATGTTCTCTATGTTGGTCAGCGAGGCTATCGCTTTTGCGTCATTTACATTTACTTGTATCTGTACTATTGTGCTCATTCGGCGTTAACCTCCGCTTGCAACATAACGGCGCATAGTGTATAATCTATATATAGAAGGGAGTTGATATCATGAATTGGGATGAATCCCAAATGGCCTCTCAAGCTTTCGCGCAAGGTCAAGGAGGTATGTCTCTCGGCCAGCAGTGGGCGCTTGCTGCTATGCTGAGAACCGACAAGCCCTCAAAGTCAAAGAAAAAATCCTCTCAAAAGCCTGTAAATCCGGTCAAGAAGCCGTAAATCCCATAGCCCTTAAAGCAGCGGCAATATCACCGTCAGCGTTGCCATTGTCCACATAGTCGTCTCGCGCTTCATCCATAAAGGGACGAGCAAAGGGCTGATGCCAAGCAGGATCGCCCTCCTCGACGATTGGGGTGAGATCAATGCCGTCGGCGTGCTGCGGCTCTGCTGTGTTTTCCAGTGTCAGTGTCAATCCATCGACGGTGGTCAGCATGGTCGTGTCATCAATGAGACCTCCATTTTCTTCGCGCCGCTTATACATAGCGGATGGAGACGCAGGGTAGCTGTAAACATTTTCTTTTGCCTTTTTCTGTATTACTTCTTTTAGCCCATCAGCAACGCTGTCTCTCAGTGCGTTTTCAACCGCTGTGTCCAGTAATCCGCGAATCTGCAAATAATCTTGTAGGATGCTCATATTGCCCTCCAAAACACAGGAATAAGCCCTTGTTGAAAGAATCATTCATCTGTCTTGGATAAGCCCCCGACTCGCGCCGGGGGCTTTGTTTTGGTTTAGGTGACGGTTACGGGGATGGTGTCGGTGTAAGTCACCTTGGAAATGCTGTTGGTCACGGTGACAGTGGCCGTGGTAGTGCCAGCAACTACGCCGGTCAGCACAGGAGAGTGCGGGTCGTTGAACTTCGCAGTTGCCTCTGCTGCGGTAGAGAAGGTGACCTCGCTCATGTCAGAGATGTTGGTGAGCGTACCGGCAACGTCGTACTTGGCGACAAGCTCGGTGGTCTCGCCGCTTGCCACGGAAACACCTGCGCCAGCGCCGACAAAGTAGACTCCCTCAACGGAACCGGTGGAAGTGCCGGAGACAAACTCGTCAACGATGTAGCAGTAGTTCGGCATGGCGTTGCTTGCGCAGACATCGGTGCCGACTTCATCAGCGGTCAGGCAGTTGCCGGACAGGTCAACAGAACCAGGAGTGGTCTGGTTGATGGTGTCGGACAACGCGCCGGTGAAGAAGTAGTAGGGAATGTAGTAGTGGCGGATTTTGAAGAGGGAAGAGTTCTTCGCATCACCGCCGCCATTCTTGGCGTAGATGTTGACCGCAAAGTGCACGCGGACGACCTTCGGCTGGAACAGCGCGGGAACTGCGAGCTGCAGGGCAGAGCTGTTCTGCACGAAATACTTCACGCAGTAGGTGTTGCCGGAAACAGCGGTGAAGCCCTGAATAGTGCCATCGCTGCCGACCTTGTAAGCCTTGCCGCTGTTTGCTGCCACCGTGTCCTTGTCATTGCCGGTAGAGCCGAGAATGTAGGCCACAGCGCCGTTCTGACCGCCAAGGGGAGCCACAGCACCGGTTATGGTCAGCGCCGCACCGCTTGCTACAACGGGCTTCGAGGTCTCAACGACGCCGTTGCCGGTCAGGCTCTGGCCGATAGTCAGCGCCATGTTGTTCAGCGCGGAGTCGGCGGTCTTGGCCGTGAAGGTCAGACGGGAGGTGTCGGGAATGTTGATGATAAGCATGTTGCCGGGGCCGCCTTCAACTGCGCCGTCATTCATGCTGCCCGCGGGAGAAAAGTCGGTTACGTACTTGGAGAAGCCGACAAGGTCGTCGGTAGCGACATCGAACGCCTCAAAGTACACGATTCCCTTGGAAAACTCATACTGAGGGTTGAAAGAATACATTATGTATCACTCCTTGTTATTGTGACATCGGCTCAGGGAGTTGCCCCTTTGCCTTGGCTTCGAGCTGTGTCAGTGTCTTGAATCCGGCAGGCAGCTCCGAAATCCTGTCGAATTTCCACGTCGGATAAGGCGCGCCTTTCTCAAACTTCGTGAGCCCGACCGCTTGAGCCAACGTGTAGATTTGGTAACCGAGGGTTCTGTCGATTGCTCTGTCAAATCCTCTGAATTTGCGTATCGGCCAATCCCATAGCTCGTCCGCATCTTTTCCCACATTCGCGGCTACGGAATAGACCCACGCCTCGATCTCAATATCGAGCTTCGGCATATTTTGGCCGTTTAGGTACTGCTCTGCCGCAACCAGTTCCGGGTTCCATTTTTCGTCCGGAAGCTGATAGTCGTTTTGTGCGGCAATTATCTGCCGTACCTCATCCATCATCTGGATGGTCAGAACAGTTTCGTGCTCCCTGATGTAAATGCCCATAAGAGTGCCCTCTTTCCGCAGGGTGGAAAGCTGATACCCGTATGCGCCGTCAGGCAGTTTGATTCTTTCAAGCCTCAACGCTTTTGCTACAACATTGAGAACTGGTTCCAGAAAAGGACTGCCGTTGCCGAGCTTGTCCATTTCGTCAAGGCACTGACACCATGACAGGCGGGCAAACTTCGGCGGCAATGAGGATTGCATAAGTTCAAATGCGGCGGCTGCGCTTCGATACAGGGGAAAGTCGCGCACCGTCAGCGGGTAAAATGTCAGTCCATTGAACTCGATTTCTTTGTTTTCTCGGACTTCATTTGCATATTTATTAACGCCTTGCATATTTTCTCCTCGGCGTGTATGCCTTTAGATGTTGTCATCGCCGTTCCAGTCGATGTACTGATAAATCTTGTAGCCGGTGTTCACTCGCTCGTCATCGAACTTTGTGATTTGATAGGTGTTCAGCGAGCCGACACCACCGAAGTTCACACCCTCAGTGGCTTCAAGAATCGCCTGTACTATGGCGTAAGACCTTGAATTTCCCATCACCTGCATGTTTGCCTCAATGCCGTAGTTGCACATGATGCAGTAGATGATGGTCTGGCGAAAAACGTAGGTGTTTTTCTGCTGGATGCGGTTTGCGGGGCCGAGATAGATTCTCAAAACGCTCTGCGCCGTATCCTGACTTTGCCTGACGAGCTCCTGTGGGAATATTCTGTACCCGCGTTCTGCATCGGGCGGGTCTGCCGGGTGTAGAGGGTCGAACTGAATAGCCTTGATCTGCTGTGGTGTCGGAAGCGGCTGTTCCAGCGGCTTTGCGCCGTCCCAATACAGGAGTTTCTTGAGCCTTGCCCTCGGAAAACTGTTATCCGAAGGCGGTGTGTAACCTCGCGACGGCAAGTCCATCAGGTATTTCATCAACCTGTATGGAATCTCTTCGGCTCCCTCCATCGTGTTGCCCGCTACAACCTTCGTATAGGGGTAGTAGGGACTATCTGTGGAGGGCTGCGCGCCTATCCAGTCAGGCATTTTCTTTCTCCTTCTGAAGCTGCTCTGCCATGTCCTTGACCTCGTCCAGCTGTGCGAGGATTTCCTTTGTGAGTTCGGGTGTGATTTCGGCGGTCAAGGTTCTCATCACACGCCCCACAGGGTCATTGTTCTGCTCTATCAGCGCATGGATGCTGTCATTTAGCATCATTGAGAACGTCTTGAAATCGTTCATGATTTCATAAGCCTTGTCCGAAAGATCATTGTCATGGCGGCGCACAAAGCGGTTCATCTGCGAGAAAACATGGCTCTGCGCCCACTCGTCGTAGGCCTCTTCGCTCATGCAGGAATCGAGTTCACCGGAAATCGTTTCTACGCCTTCCCAAATGAAGTTCTGCTTCTTGAAGTTCTGATGCAGATAACTCTTTGCGAAAACGCCCATAAGAAACTGCTGCTTTACGCCGAAACGTTCTCTCAGCAGAGGGGGCAGCGTATCGCCTCCGGGAGTTTTCATTTCTTCTACACAGGCAATGGCAAACGCTTTTGCCATGCCTTCCTTTTGAGACAGGCTCAGATAATCGTCTGCCTTTCTCAGAATCTCTTCGGTTATCGTAATCGCCATCGTCATTTCTCCTTTTCCTTTGGCGTTAAAGCTTATTTGCGGCGCTTCTGTGCGCTTTTCTTTGCTGGGGTATCAGCGTCCACCTTTGCGACCACAGGCTTTTCTACGCTCTCCTGTGGCTTATCAGCGGCATTTTTCTTGCACTGCGCCCATTCGGGAAGCAATACCGCACATCTTTTCTGCCCGCAAAAGCGCTGATAGGGGCAAAGCGAGTGATATAGGTTTTGTTTATCCACGGTGGAGGGCTTCGGTTCTCGGTCACAGACTATGTAAGGGATGCCATTTACCTCGCGAGCGTGGGTACATTCGTACTTCATGGGGTTTCACCTCAATCCAAAAGTTCTATGCTCATTTGAGTGGTACTATCTCCGTGTGCTGCTGTCACAATCAGAGGCTTATCTGAGAGGCTGTAGCAGGTGAGTGTTGCCGTATTGCCGCTTACGTCTGCGCTGTATGCATCCTCGTCGGCTCCCGAAAAACTGAATGTGACGACATCGTCTGTCGCAGTACCGTTCTCGAACCAAGCCGCACTTATCTCGGCAGTCTCAAGAGAGTGAAGCGCTGTCAGGGGAGTGCTGGTAAAGGCAACGTAGCCGTCTCCGGCAGCCGCAACAGTGATGTCCACGGTCTGCGTGATGTCCGGATTTTGAGCAAGCGTAACGGTTACTGTCGCAGAGCCTTCGCCAACAGCCTTTACAAGCCCGTTTTCATCCACTGTGAGCACGTTTGTGTCAGATGATGTAAATACATAGGTAATGGGGTTCTCGGCGGTAGAAACAACGCTCTCGCCGTTCCTGATGCTTTTTACGGCTATCGTCTGCGTTGCCCCGGCGTTCATGCTTTTGTCGGCTGTTATGGAGAGCAGCCACTTGAAGGCAAGCCCATCGGCCACGCCACGCTCAAAGTCATCCTGTGGAAGTGGCTCTGTCATCTCTATCGTGAAAGTGATGATATGTACGCTGTCCGCCTTGTTTGTGAACTCCCTCGTGAAGTTGTTCACGCCGCGCATTGCGTAAGACATATTGCCCAAGAGCAGCCGAGTGTTCTCTACAAACGCCTTGGAGTATTTGTTGAGCTGACACACGCAGGAGATATAGTTCTTTGCAGTGATACTGTTCTCCGTTGCATGGCTTGCGTTGCCGAGGGTTCCCATCTTGGCGTAGCTCATGGGGATAGAAATGACGTTGCCGTAGTAGTCGAGGACATTAATGACGGCGTTGCAGCGCCGCACAACAGCCTGACCTATTCCAAGCCCCATGTTGTTGGGCTTGTAGACGATCCACCAGTTGTTGGCATATTGCATGTAAGAGCCGATGGGGATATAAGTCAGTCCTGCGGGCTGGATGATATAGATACGCTGCCAGTCGTCCGGCTGCAATTCGCCCGTGGCGGAGGAAGATGCAAAGGTCGAGCGGATCTGGATGGGCGTGTATTCGTACCAGTCTTTGGATGTATCTACTCCCTGACAGGCTGTGTTGAATACATTGTCTGCGAGATCACCAACGTCTACGGCATTAGCCTGCGTCGGCTGGGTGAAATACTGCTTTTGCAGCCCCTGCGAGTGCATCCACTCGTTTGTCAGCGGGGCGTAGTCGCATCCGCCGACCATCCCGGCGTTTCGCGCCAGTTTGTTCAGATTCATGCCCAGCCTCCTCTTATCAAAGATTTGTGCTGAGAACAGTTGCTATGTAGTTTCTGTTCTCCTCGTAGTGGCGGAGCATGCCGTAGAACTGCTGCATGACCTCTTTCTGCCGCGCGGTGTTGGCGTTCGTCTGTGAAGCCTCGCTTATCGTCGTGAAAGAGCTGTCGCGTATCTTGGATGTGCGCTCTATGGCGTTGTTGTCGAAGCGGTGCTCCCACGCCGCGTATATCGCATAGGCGAGTATGGTCTGCTCCGTCCGGCTGAGTTCTGCGGCAAACTCGCCGCTTTTATAAAGGTTGATGGACAATGTATCATCTGGGGATAGGTCGATGTTCACAACAACGTCGCCGGTCCCAGCGGAGTAAACACAGGAAACAGGGGAGTAGGTCACATTTCCAAACTGATCTTTGCCCATAAGTCCGCATGAGCAGATGTCGAAGCCGGTGAGTCCTGTTTCTATCGTCACGGGTGCTTCCTGCTCTGCCGTGGGGGTGTAGTCGACATCCTCAAAATCCGGTGCGGTAACGTCTCGCAGTTTCAGCAGCATTTCAGGCGGACGGTTGAAAAGGGGAATAGCCCAATCCATGTACGCCGCCATGCGGTTGTAGAAAACAGCGAGGCGGTTCTTCATGTCCCAATCAAGGGACAAATCGTTTTTTATGTAGGTCATCGCCTGCGTTTCGATTGGTTCCCATGCTGTGCTCATTCAAAACTCACCTCGCTTTCGGAAAATTCATTTACTTAATGCCGGTGATGACGCCAACCTCTACGCCGTTGCCTTTGAGGGTTCCAATCCAGTCCTCAGCTGCGCCGTGTATGTAGGTCTCAAGGTCGATGCTGGCAGCTTCAAGGACTTTTATTGCGCTGCCGCTCATCTTCTTAAGGGTCAAATTAACAAGTTCTGCGCCGAGTTTTGCAACCTGCTCTTCCGTGAGCTTGCCTCCCTGAGTCTCTTTCCAAGCGGAAACAAAGAGCTGATTCAGTTCACCTACGGTCTGGATGGCGGCATCTTTCAGCTCATCCTTGGCGGCGTTGATGTTCTCAAGGTGCTTGTTCTTTCCTATCTTGGCCGTGAGCCACGCAAATGCGGTGGTCAGGGCTATGATCGCAAGCTGGGTAATGAGATTGGCAGCAATTTCCACTGCTGCATTGGTCATGTTTTCTATCATTTTGGTATCTTCCTTTCTTTTACTCTGATTGGGAGGTCCCCAACTTTAGCCATGACATCGTCGTAAAAGCCGTTCCCTTTGAGGGTGGTGTGGTATACTTCGTGCATGCGCTTCAAGTCTGCGAGGTCATCCATCCAAACGAAGCCCTGCTCGACGTACTTCTCACACAGATGCTTGACCCGGTCGCCCAAGGACTCCTTTTCGCCTGCCATCACGTCCGCGATTTTTTTTTCGAGTTCGCTAATTTTCTCTCCGATGGACTTAATGGCCTCTTTGATTTCTGCGATGTCGCTATCCTGAAGCTTGTCATTGTCCGCCTTGGCTTCGGCTTTATCAGCTTTCTGCGCCTTTCTGTTTGCCGCTAATTCAATAAGCTTGAATGCGCCATTTATAATGGCTGCCCCGGCGCTGCCGCCAAGTATCGCAATGACCACTTCATTCATTTGGGAACATCCTCCTGATTAGACATCTTCTGCATTCAGCGCTTCGAGCATGGGCTTGAAAATGCCCTCGCCGTTGTGTTTTTCCTTAGATATATTGTTGAGCGCTACGACTCTGGCACGGCTTACATACCGCTTGAGGGGGCTGCCATCGTTCAGATAGGCATCCATGAAGCGCGCCGCTACAAGCTCCTGATGCTCCGCGCACAGGCTGCCGAATATCTCTGCGGCTTCGGGGATCTCTTTCTTGAAGAAGAAATCAAAAACACCCTCGCGGCGGATGACTTCATTTTCGGCGTACTCGCAGTCATAAAGGCTTCTCTGCTCGTCGGTCAGGCCGTCCAGCACTATGATTCTTCGGGTTTTGATGAGTTTTGCTATCAGCGGTGTGATGAACGTGCTCTCAAACTCGCTTAGAGGAACAGAGAACACTCGTCCGCTGCCACTTATCTTTCGACCATTGCCGATGATGATCTCGTTGTTCGGGATAACGCTGTCAATGTAGATGCACTGCACCATCTTCTCGTTGGGAGTGACATATACCGCCTGTACAACAGGCTCTACGGGCTTCTCCGCTTCCTTCGGCTTGGCAGCTTCAGCAGCCTTTTCAGCCGCTTTCTTCTTCCTGCCCTCGGCCATTTTTCTTTTCTGCTCTTCGCTCATTGCCATCTCTCAATTTCTCCTTTCATGGCAGATGACAGAGGAGGGAGGTTGTCCCTCCTCTGCTTGCGGATTATCAGGCGCTGGTGACGCCAGAGATGATGCCTATACGGCTTGCCAGGACGGGGGCGATATCGACGCTGTCGACCTGCAGAAGCTCGATTCTGCCGGTTGCGATGGTGTCCTCGCCCGGAGTGAGGGTGATCTGAGTGTCAGCGCCCTCCTCGAAGCACATGACCATAGGTGCATAGCGCTCGTTTGCGCGGGCAGCGATGATGATCATGTCGGTCGGGAAGATGCTGGTCAGGGTAGTGTTGATGGACTCCGGCGTGGAGGTGGGCTGAATCTCGTAGAGAAGCACGCCATCCTTGGAGGTTATGTAGCCGTTGCGGAAGTACTGATCGCCGAGCTGGTACATGATCGCGCTGGCAAGCCCGGTGGTATCGGGGATGACATTGCGCAGCGCCATGAAATCACCGTAGCCGATGAGCTGATCGCGGCGAACACGGTTAGCCTTTGCAACGTTCTGGCAGACGGTCGCCCAGTTGTTGCTCGTGTAGCTGGTGGCTTTCAGAGCGGAGGGGACATACTTGGTGTTGCCCGCAACCTCAGTGAAGGCGGTAGTGAACTTCTGCATGATGTAGGCCGCATAGCCGCCAGCCATTGCGGCGACGGTATCGACGAGGTTGCCCTCGTTGCCAATCATCTGGTAGAAGTTGATAACGCCGCGAGTGGCAAAAGGCTTGGGGTTGAGCGTGATAGTGTTGCCGTAGAGCTGATCCTGCGGCACGCTGCGCAAAGCAGTCCAAGAGGTGTCTCTGTACTGGAACACAGCGTTGGAAGTCACGTTGATGGTCTTGGTCTTGCCCTTGGGAGTGGTCTCCACGGAAACCATTTCACCCACCAGCGGGGAAATGAGGGCAGGAGTTACGGGGTAGTAGGTAGCCCCGATGATGGTTGCCATGACCTTGAGGAAGATGGGGTCGGTGGCGAGAGACATATTGGCAAAAGTGCTGCGATCATTGCGGTCAGTAGACTTGCCGACAACGGAATTTGCCTTGGAAGCGGCAAAATACAGTACGTCATCAGTCCACTCGCGGCACTGCTCCTCGAAAGCCTTTGCGCTGTTGCAGGCAAACGCAAAGTCCTCCGTGGGCTTACCAGCGGCGGAGAGCGCTCTGTTCTTCTCTCGTCCAGCCTTCTCGAGAGCGAGAATCCTACCGCGGGTAACAAGGTCTGCGTACTCGTCGCCCGACAGCGGCTTGCTGGTCAGGTTGCCGAGGGCAGAGTTAAACTTCAGCAGTTCATTCATTGTTGTGCGTCCTCCCTTCCTTATGCTTTGCGGCACAGCATGTTGAATCTGCTGCCCGCGTTATAGTTGGACTCAGTCCAGGCGTCGATGCCGAGCCCCGTATCGAGCTCAAAGTAGATGCCAGAACCGGCTGCGGGGGCGGCATTGGTGCCGACGAGCAGTCCGTTTACGATGGTGGCGTAGATGTTGGTCGTAGCGTCTACGGCGGTGGAGAAGTTGCCTTCGCCGAAAGCGTAGGTCTCCCCGGGGATCGCCTTGGAGAAGGTGTCCAGTACACCGGACGGGATGCCAAGGCCGAGAGTGTTGATCCCCTCTGCGTAAAGACCGTTGCCGATCGTGCCGCGCTGTACGTCACCGGGATTGCAGAAGTAAACGTCCTTAGTGCCGTCTGCGGCTGCGGTCATCTGGTAGCCGCCGGTCGCCATGTGTGCGCCCTTATTGCAGATGAAGCCTGCGGAGCAGTCAGCGGGGGTGAAGGTCGTGCCGGAGAGGCTGCCGAACTTACCCGCGATGTTCTGCAGGTCGTCGTTACGGTTATTCCACATTCTCGGAAGAAATGCGGTTTTTTCAGTAAAAGCCATTATTTAGTCACTCCTTTTTCATTATTCGTGAGCGTCGCCCTTGAAAAGCTCGCCGAAAGTGCGCGGACTGCCGCCAGAGTTGCCTTTGATGTTGTTGAAGTTGAAGTAGTGCTTCTCGCTTGCTTTGGCAGCTGCTTCGTCGAGCTTCTTCTGCTCGTCCATGCACAGCGCCTTGACACTCATGCGTACTTCCGCTTCGCCGATCCAGTTGCCGTCAGCGTCCTCACGAGCGGTGAAATCGCCGTTCTCAACCCTCGCCTTGAGGTCTTTGAGGATTTCGCTGTCGAACTTACCCTCCGCGCCGCTGCACTGCTTGAACTCGTCCTCAAGGGCGGTCTTTGCGGCGTTCAGACGGCGCTTGTCCTCCTTGCCCTTCATCGCGTCAAGCTGCTCTGAAAGGTGCTTGATAGTCTTTGCGTCGGCCTGCGCCTGCTCAGTTGCGGCGTTGTAGCGGATTTCAGCCTCGCCCATAAAGGCATCGAGACTCGCCTGAACTTCGGATTCGCCTATCTTGTAGGAAACGTAGGCGTTGGCTCTCATTATTCGGTCAGGAATGATGTTGCCCTTGTCGCTCTCCTCGACGGAGTAGGTAAAAGGCTCACCGTTCGCGTTCACAAGAGCCAGAAGTTTCAGATCGCTCGAAGCGCCGACCACGGTATAGCCGTTGAACTTCTCCGACAGCGCCTTGAGTCGTGCTTTGTCAATCATGTTTTCTTTCACTCCTTTGTCGTGTGTGGTTGTTTTGGCTGTAGCTTCCTTTGCGTATGAGGCAGCTTTGAGACACATCTTTTCCATGCTGTTTCTCATCGCAGAGAGGGACTGGATGGTCGCACCCGCTACAGCCGGGGCAACTCCCGCGCCAAGGACGGTGACGCCGAGCACTACGTATTCCTCTTCGACCGCAACGTCGCCTTCCATATGTTCTTTGGTCACCAGCGTTTCTATGGAGATTTCCATGCCGTTCCCCTGCCGAGCGATCATGTCAACCAATTCCGGTGCGTACCATTTCCACAGAAATGCCGAGGCCACTATCCAGCTTGTGTCTTCTTTCCGCTCTAAGCGGATATCCGCATCTTTCGGGATCCAGCCGACTATCCTCTCGGCATCGGCGGCAGTAAAAGAAGCGTAGGTTTCACCCGTTTTCGGGTCTCTCTTGAGGTCGTAGTTGTGCCCATCGCCGATCTTCCCGCTTGGGAGATAGGCCGTCAGAATGGGAATGTCCTTGAACTCAGGCAGGTGCGCCGCGAGGTTGATGTACTTCCAGTTGTTGCGGTTCACCTTGTCGTTCAGCATCCACAGCTCGACCCGGTAGAGCTTTCTATCGCCAGAGGACAGAATTTTTAGCTGCCCTCGCGATGTGCGCGTTATTTCAGCGCCTTTGTATCTGTTCTTGGCCATAAGACATCACTCTTTCTGCGGCACGTTGAGCGTGCGGTTGAGCCAGTTATCAAAACTGGTGCTGCTAATCCCGCCGTTTTCCGCCATTGCCTTGGCCTCGCACAGCCACTGCCTGTCCTGATAGTTCTCCATCTGGACGTTCTCGGCATAGCGTGCCAGCGGCTCGAAATTGGCATTGTCGCAAACCTCGATGACCTCGGACAGCCCGTCGTTAACGCCGTCGATGAGGTTGATACACTTATCCAGCACCTCTTCTACGGAAGAAAAACTGTCCTGCATTTCCGGGATTGTCGGATAAACCAGCGGCAAACCGAGCTTCGCCATGATGTCTTTCAGCTGGTCTATGTACTCCGGCTGCTTGTGTTCAAGCGCGTGAATGGCTCGTGTCAGCGCCGCATAGCCGCTGTACCATGTCTGTTCTTTTATCGCCGCGAAACTCCACATGGCATTTCCCATCGCGCTCATAGCTCTGCGCATCGGTTCATAAAGGAAGGAATATCTGTCCTCCCGATATGCGGCGTAAAAGTCTCTCAAGTCTCATTCCTCCCTTGCGGTGAAATAAAAAAGCAGGGCTACCAACACGAATTTCTTCGTGCTAATAGCCCTGCTTTGGCTTTGTCGAACCTCCTACATGAGGTTCCTTACATCTCTATTTTCTTGTTTTTAATCTCCCAAAGGTGAATCCCGTTGGGTTTCGCGGCAATTTCCAGCCGCTTGCCTTCTTGAAGCAGTCGGTTGATAATTGCTATCATTTCGGCAGATAACTCAGGCGGTTTCTCTTGAGCACGATCTTTCATATCTCTTCCTCATGCGTCTCGCTGTTTATGCTGCCGCGTTCTTCCGGTCGCCCGTCCTCGGAGATTTCCTTTTTTGCCTGCGGCGGAAGTCCGCTGGTATCCTGCTTGGCTGAATACGATGTCACAAGCGGTCTGCGCTTATCCATCACGCCGCTTTCGTCCACAAAATCAGATATTGCAATATCATCAAGTATCGTGTGTCCGGACAGCGCATCATATTTGAGCGTATCGGTGAGACAGCCGTTGGTCATGCCCTTGCGTGCGTTCTCAATTTCGTCATCTATCTTGAAGATGTCGCCGAACATTTTGAAACGCATCGGGGTCTTGCAGTTCAGGCTCTCTATCATCCAGTTCATAATCCGCTCCATGCTGCCATATATGAACTTAGCATAAGAAGCCGCAAGCCAAGCTGAAAGCTGCGCCACGCCGACCTTTGGGTCGTTTGTGGTGGGAATGAGAGAGGGGAGACCCGCTTTAAGAATCTGGTCTGAATATGCCGTCGAGCTTATGTCCGTGTTCGCAACGGTGTCAGAAATCGTCTGAAGCTTCAAGTCTTTCGCAGGCGCAAGGTAAAGCCCTATGCCGCTCGTGTTGTTCTTATTGAGCATCTGATACCACAGATACTCAAAAAGCTTCCTCGTCGTGTCCGAGACCCTTATAGGGTCGTTATCCGTTGCGCTCTTCGGGTCATAAGTTTCAAGCGAGCCAGTCAGCACAGACGTCAACGGATTAAGGATTATTTCGAGCTGTGCCGCCTCGTAATTAGGTATCTGCGTCAGTGACACGAACATGCCGGTGTTCGGCGGGATAACGAGGGGAGTGGTATCATCTACCTCGATGGTGAAAACCCTGTCGGCAGGGAGCGTTACCCAGTAGAAATACTGCCGCCCTACGGCTACCCATTCGGGATTTCCTATTGTCTCATTTGCGTGAATGGCTTTGAATTTGTCTGTATCGATGGTGTTATAGACGTATTTCCCCGGCGTTTTTACGACAACCTCATCGAAAATCCGCATATACGGCTCGAAAAGGTCACCGAACTGACGCCAGTCATTGCCCGGCCGCATGAAGTAAAACAGGTTAAATGCCACTGTGTATTTGCCGGGGCCATTGTTGTAACCTACGATTTTGCACCAGTCCATCGGGAGTTCCTGCAAGAAAGCGTAGTTTATTTTGTTGTGGCTTTTGTCGACCGAAATACGCGGTGTGACGAACACTTTGCCATATTTCATGCACAGGCCGCACAGTTCATGGGCTTTTTCTTTTACACCCACTGTCTGAACGAGCCGCTGTGCCAGCAGCATGTCGCGCAATTTATCCTTTTTGCTTACCTCTGCATCGGTGTACGTGGGATATACGTACCATGAATAGGTAAGCGTATCGGGATAGGTCTTGAGGATCAGATCGTAAGTCTTGGTGCTATACGCAAGCGACGCTGACACCGCTCTCAGGCTCTTTTCACTGCCGTCCGGGTTCTGCACCATTGTGCTTATTTGATCTTTGGTGAACTCGGCAGGGCGGGTGTTTATGCCCTTTACGCGGGTATTCTGTATCTGTGGCCAGTTGTTCAGAAATCCAAGCCCACCGGCAGCGGAGAAAGCGGTGAAATAGTCGCTTATTCCCATGCCGCCGTACATGCTGTTGGCTTTCTGCAGCATCTCTCCAAGTGCCTTATAACTCGTTGCTACCGGAGCTTCCATCGGCCCCATCTGCTCTATTTCCAATGTCCGCTCCACCTTTCTGCATTTTATCGAGCTCTGCGAAGAAGCGCTTCTCAAAGTCCTTCATGTAATCGTCAAGCTCTTTGCGGTATTTTAGTTCTTCCTCGCGCTGTATCGCGCTGCTTTCGCTCCATATCCACAGCCAATCGGACTGCGTCAGGAGATATTCAAGGTCAGGCGTGACCTCTATCGCGCCCTTTGGCTTATCGGAAGAAATTATCAGTATATGGTCTGCGTCCGAGTAGAAATGGCTGAATGTTTCCTGCAATTTCAGGTTCTTATCAGTCGTGGGAAGCGCCCACAGCTTGTTTTTCGTAATATCCATCAAACTATTGCTCCTCGACCAAGGCGTCTGACGCTCCGCGTCCTCACCGGCGCGTATGTTATCTCACTGTCGAGATGTTCAGCCGCTTCCTGATAGCTGCTCTTGCGCCGGTTCTGCGACGCTACGAAAGCATCCTCGTCAAGCTTTATCGGTCTCGCGGCGTACATCATTGCCGACCACAAGTCCTTGTTGATGTGCTTGTTTATCTCTTCCTGCGTCCAACCGCTGCCAGTTTTCTTTCGGCGCAGGTTAGCTATTTGGTCGCACAGTTCCTTGGTCTTGATGTACGGATGCTGGATTTTGACATCCTGCGTATCATCCTTGATGTTGTGTGCCATTTTATAAGCCCGTGTGCCCTCATGTACGTTGGTTATGAGCAATCCCACATTGCCATGTTCAAACTCTCGTGTGAGGTAGTCGAGCATGTCGATGTTGGGGTCTGCGCCACTGCGCCCCGGGGTTGCATAAAGTGAATAAATACACGGTTTTGCGTTTTTCTGAACCAAATCGAGGTATCGGTCGTCATTGTTGACCGTACAGAGGGGCGGAAGCCCATCTCCAAGGTCTCTATGGAGCTGCTGCACAACAGCCTCACCGAACTGCCATGAGTCAATAACGATGATTGGTTCAGGCGCTCCCTCAAGACGGTACTGCGCCCAACGGTTCTTTATTCTCCGCGCCTGCCGCTCCGCATCAAGCGGGGGAAGGTCGGTCAAATAAACACAGTCTTTCTTAAAACTGGTACTCCTGCGCTGCTCGTAGGTTTTCAACACTACCTCGGCGCACATTGCATTGCCATTTCTCTGTCGGTACGAGACGTCGTAGCCTATGTAGTACCGCACGTTCGGGTCGCCGCAATGCCTGTCCTCCATAATGGTGAGCGTCTTAGCATCCTGTACGTACTGATCTCGAAGAAGGGGATTGTCCACACTGCCGGTGCATTTAGATTCGCACTCGCGCATGAACTCTTCTTTCGTCAGCGTGTCTCGCAGCCCGTCATAGTATTCAAACGGTCTTACATGACACAAAACCGGAACTTGCCAAGGAATAGCACAGGCAAAAGCGCTCTCACCGTCAGCCATTTTCTTGCGCGCCTTGATGTAAACGCTGTAGGCGGGGTTCTCTTTCGAGCTTGCCGACGTGATGTATATCTCGGCAAGGTCTTGGTGAGACGGATCCGGAACGCCGTCAATCAGGTGCTGCAAACGGTTTGTTGCCTTGACCACCTGATTGAAGTCTGACCAATTGAACGGAACCGAACCGTCCTCCTGACCACACTCTTCGCCTATGACACAGTGGGTATTGCGTCCTCGGTCTATTGCGACTTCGACTGCGCTGCCCTCTGCCGTGCTTATCTTGAAGGTGTCCGACGAATCATTGTTAACGTTCCAGTGCTTCGCCAAATACGGGTAGTTGTACTGATATTCGTGCCACGCCTCCGACGCGATCTTTGCTGTCTGCTTATTAGAAGGGCCGTAATACGCTGTGACTTCGCCGGGGTATAAGATTCCTTTATTGCTTGCCGAACTTATCACGGCGCTGGTTTTGGTTGTTCCGCGCGAACCTATGATGTCCACCATGCGGTAACGTACCATTGCTCGCCGCATTATGCGGCCTATCAGACTGTTGTGATATTTGCAGTTCGGATTCTCTGTGATATCTTCCAGATAATCTGGATAATACCGGAAAAACGATATTAGGAGCGCCCACCATTTGTCGGTGAAGTCATCATAGTTGACACCCTGTCGGGTCTGCTTTTTGATGAAACCGCCGCTTCTGCGGCTGTAAACGTAGTCCTTCCTCATTTCGCCTCACCGCGGACAAGGTCAAGCTTGCGGTAAATCTCTTTTTCGACCTCGTCGGGCTCTTGCATGAACTCGCCCAGCTCGTCATCAAGCCGGAGCGAGGGCGGCAGGCTGGCCACCTCTGCGCGTCCCTCGTTCCACGCGCTTGTGTTGTAAATTGCGAGGAGAATCTGCTCCGCCGCGTCTTTTGTCATCTGGTACTCAGGATGGAGTTTTGCCAGCAGTTCCGGGAATGGCAGTCCAAGCAGCCCCTTGGCTTCGAGCGCCCTCACTATGCCGTCAAGCTTTTCAAGGTCTTGCGGCAGCTCGTCCTTTTTGCGGAGCTGTTCGTTTTCCATCTCGCTTTTTATCAGGTCGCCCAGCAGTTTTGCTTTCTGCGGGTCGCCGTTGTAAAAGTAATAATCCTGTTCAAGTGTCCAACGGGATATCTTCTCTATCGCCATCTGCGTTTGGGGGCCTATTGCGGGGCGACCATCTGCTATGGCCGAGTAAATGCGGTCAAGCTTGTCGTAATCTTCCTGAGTGTAAGGGTGATCCGTGGGTCCTTTGCCCCATTTCTTCTCCTGCGCTACACGCCCCTCAACGTAATCCTCGGCGCAGAGCATTTCATCGTCGACATACAGCGTCTCGGATTTGCCGTCAAAGGCTTTCTTGATATCAGTTACGCCGTCGACGAACTGCACGAATCTCTCACCCTTGTGGTAGCCTTTCTGACACAGGATCACCGTGTATGCTGCCCACGGATTTGTTTTGTCATTCTGGAGCTTCTGCGCTGCCTTAAAGAGATCGGGCATATACGGCATGTTGAACTCTGCCGCGCAAAGGAACATCGCAAGCTTGTAGCCGACTGTTGCCGCCCGCTGGTCGTAAACCTTGGGCTGACACTTGATGCAGTAAGGTGAGTAACGCTTTCCAAAGCGTTCAGGCAGCGTCCATGCGTTCGTATCGTTCAGCTCTTTGTCGCATAAACAGCACCGCTGCACGACTGTATTGTCCGCCATGGCGCGCCCTCCTCTCCTGCAAATCAAAAACAGGCAGAGCCGCCCACGCTATATCTATCTTGAGCACTCTGCCTGAAATTTTCTATGTTCTCTTGTATGGTATGACGGAAAGGGAACTTTGGCAACAGAGTCTAAACTTTTTCTTCTTCACCAATCCTTTTATCCCGTCGTTTCCTGCGTTGAGTTTTGATTTTATCGGAATTTTTGCGCCAATACTCGGCTTGATACTTGCGCATGTACTCTCGGCGCTTAAATGCCGTGTACTCTTCCGGTGTCACAAAATCACCTCCGCCGCTCGATTGTGTCGATGAAGTAGCCCTTGTCTGCCATGAGTTTCCGCTTTATGGCAAAAGTCTTGGTACTGGTACCTTTTCGTCCGCCGCCCTTGGTGTCCACAATACGGGTTGTCCAGTTCCCGTCCTCACGAAGCTCCTCGAAAACGAAGTCCGCAAAGTAGGCTATTCGCGGTATGCGTTCCCCGGTCTCGCCGTCCGTGTATGCCGGTTTCAGTAAATATTCCACCTGCAAGCGGATTTTTCGTACCTGTCCAAGCTTCTCCCGCAGAACCAGTTCGTCGTAATATGCCGCTTCGGTCTTGCTGCCGAACTTGATGCACTCTCCGTTTGACAAAAGTCGCTCGGTCGGCTGGTTGTTGTACTTCCGCTTTGGCTTTTTCTCCTGCCAAGCGCCCATATCCCGGCTGAGTTGACGAAGCGCCTCCGCGTCTTTTTCAAGGGCGGCAGCGGCGCTCTTGCTCACCTCGGAAGCGCCCTGTGCGTATCGCTGCTTGATGTGTGCCGCCGTCCGTTCTCTTGCAAACTGCTCTTCCACGCGCTTCCGCAGCGCCGGGGGCATGTCCTCAAGACTGTCATATCTCATGTCAAATCCCAAGTTATAAGCCTTGAGTAGGGAAGAGTCTCCATCCATTCGCAGAAGTTCCTCCACTCATCGAGCTTATGTCCCTTTCTTGCGTGATACATGTTTCGCAGCACCGCATAGTTGAGCTGTACCGTGCGTCGCTGGTTGTAGCTTTCTGGAAGCAACTGCAAGATTGAATACCAAATCTCTTTTTTACTTGCTTCGTTTTCGCAAACAAAATACGAATCGCGCAATTCGTTCAGCGTGTCCACTATTGGCCTTGCAACTTCTTCAAATACATTTACGGATTCCGCATACTTGTATTTGTCGTTGAGTATATCGTTTATGCAGGTATGCGAAACGCCGAATTTCTTTGAAAGTTGCCGTCGGCTGAACATTCCGGAATCCCAAAGATGCTTGATTTCCTCGCGCTGTTCAGCCGTAAACTTTCCCTGATAGGTTTTTGCTGGTTTAGGCTGTAAGCCGTTGTCAACGGCGTGTTTTTGGTTTTCAGCCCTTGTAGTCCATTCAAGGTTGTCAACGGCATTATTCATTTTGTTTCCGTCAATGTGATTTACTTCCGGCTTCTTTTCGTAGTTTGGGATAAACGCTTCTGCAACAAGGCGGTGGATAGGAATTTGCTTACCGTGAAGCGTAACCAAAATATAATTGTCGCTGTGAACGCTTCCCGAAAGGATTCTTTTTCCGTGCCTTACTCGCCCCTGATTGCTTACATCATAGTCAGCGTCGATCCTTTTCCAAAGTTCCACTTCTTCATCAACTTCCGGCCTGAACTGCTTGATTTCATTCTTAAAGCCGGGTAGCTTGTCAAAACTGAAATCAGACATTTCAAATGGTTTGTAAAGAAGTTTGTGCATTTTCGAGCAAGAGTTAGCAACCGTGCCAACCTTGTATGTATCGTATTCAGACCACCAGTAAAGCGGCGCGGTAATGTCTAAGTAAACAGGAATCATCCGCATGAATTTCCCGTGATCTGTACCGGCGTTACAAAGTTTAACCATGAGCTTCAGGTCGTCGGGACCAATGACGAACTCTCTAAAGTCTATGCACGGCACATCATTCTCATCGAAATAGGTTTTTACCTCTCTGTTAAATTCGCTGTCGCTCCTGTTCCAAGAGTTTTTAGGATTTCTACAGCCCATAATAATAGCCTTCCATTGTTTGGAAGAAGGCAACACCACATTCTCAATTTTTATCATTCTCAGCCCTCCAAGGTATATCGCACATATCCGGACGCTTGAGTTTCATTTCCAGCGCCCATAGGAGATTCCAAACGGCGGCGGTAAGGTGCGGCTCATCATCCCAACCGTCAAAGAACTTTGCCAAATGCCTTGCTCCGGAATCACAAAGCGATGAAAGGGGAATACCGCGATCAACGTTGTGCTCGCCGTATTTCAAAGCCCCCTGTTCACAGTGCTTTGAGACTTCCATGATTGCCGCCCAAGGAAGAAGATTCATTTTGCCTTTCCCTGTGTGCATATCCCGCACAGCGCCGGTTCCGAACTCTGTTCTTTCGCCGCTGTCCTTAATTTCCATCGGTTTCACCGCCTTTCTGCGCCGCTTCTATGCCCGCTACCAGCGCCTTTGTCAGCATCAGCATGACTTCTGCTGGCTCGCCTACATCGTTTTTGATGAAACTCCTGTACATGTTTGCGGTCAGAGAGCCGTACTGTGTAAGCAGATCATTTGACCCTCCTTGTATCAGTATTTCAAAGTCATCAGTTACTCTGAGTATTGTTTATCCCTCCTGATTGAAAAACTCAACAGCCTTGCCAAGCTGCTGGAAATAATAGCTTTTGCCTTTCTTCACTACCTCATAGTCCCCAAGGCTCACCTCTGCATGATGTTCGATTGTCCAGTACAGGTCACGGCCATTCTCTCGGAAAAGAGGGTATTGTGTCCTCACTCCCTCGAACATCCGCATTGAGCACCGAGGTGGGTATTCTGTTTCGACCATCGCGCTCCTCCCTTTGCGTTAAAGGCCGCTAGTGAGCGCTTTGACGGCGTTTGGACTTCGGACATGTACATCCATTACCGAGCGCCCAGAACGCTGCTGCACGGCTTCCTGTGGCCTCTGGCGACTATCTGCGTCTCTTCGTGGTGCTCGCTCTGTGAATTTTCGTCCCGTCGGGCATAATGAAGAAGTCAGCGTCGACCGGCGCGAGGTGTTCGGGCTTGCGCGGGGTATACTTTCTCTCGTCGAGGGCTTCGACCTTATCTTTGTCAGCCCAAGCGGACTCTTCAACCAGCTCTTTCATCTCCGCGAGGTGTTCCTGAACGATACTGACGTAGATGGTCATAATCGCCAGCACCGCAAATGCGAGAACCGCGGTCGCTATGCAAATATTGTAAACACTCATCGTCCGCTGCTCCCGAAGCCTTTGCTTCCACGCTCGGTGGCCTCAAGCTCATCCACAAGCTCGATTACCGGGTTGATGATCGGCGTAAGAACCAACTGCGTGATCTTGTCGCCGTTCTTGACTTCGTAGCCGTGGCTGCCGTGGTTATAGAGCTTTACCTGTATGCTTCCGGTGAATCCACAGTCCACGACCCCATCGCTGGTGATGTCGTGCTTGATGTTGAGCCCGCTCTTACTCTTGAGCATCCCGGCATAGCCTTCCGGTATCTCCACATGGACGCCAGTGTCTATCACGACGCTGGAATAGGGCGGTATGTATACAAGCTTCGGGGACTTGAGGTCAAGCCCCGCATCGGTGGCATGTGCTCTCACAGGCACATAAGCACCGGGGTCAAGTGTGATCTTCATTCTTCCTCCTCATGCCAGTTATCTGGCCAGCCTTCAATTTTCTCGTCATCATCGTTGACGCAGATATCCTCCTTCATCCATGGCGGATACCCTGTGCGCTCCATACTGCGCACTGTGGGGTCATCCGGTATCAAGACCATCAGTCGTCATCCTCCCATTTTCCACGGCGACGCGGGGGAGTTGTCTTTGACCAAACCTCCTCGTCGGCTCGCATTTCCACGAACCGCATCTGATCGCCGACGAACCGCATTTGCACAGCTCCGCATCGGCCTTGACGGTTCTTCGCTACGGCGACTCCCTTTATGCCCTGCTCGACGTCAATGTTCCACAGGAAAATGACCGAGTCCGTGTTTTGCTCAAGTTCTCCGCTGTCGCGAAGTTCTGCCAGAGTAGGTCTACTCGTATCGGCAGCATTTCGGTTGAGCTGAGAGAGCGCGATTATGGGGATTTTGAGTTCCTTGGCCAAAAGCTTCAGTTCTCGGCTTATTGCCCCAACCTCAAGATTTCGGCTGTCATATTTGCGCTCACTCTTGATTAGCGTCAAGAAGTCGACTATTATCAGCCCTAAATTTTCTGTCATCCGCGCCTCTGCGCGAATCTTGCTGGTGGTAACGCTGGGATCATCGTTGATTATGAGCGGCAGGTCATACAGATACTGACAAGCGTCCGAGATACGCTTCCAATCCTGTTCGTCGAGGTTGTGGTCAGTGATTTTGTCGAGTTGTACCCCAGAAGTTTTGGATATAATTCGTTCACCTAACTCCTCGTCGCTCATTTCGAGCGAGTATAGCAGCACAGATTTTCCAGTTCTCGCCACATTCATGGCAATATTCTGAGCATAAACTGACTTGCCCACTGCTGGACGAGCTGCAATTATCACAAAGTTTCCGGCTCTCATGCCTTTAAGCAGCGCGTCAACTCTGGTGAAGCCGGTTTCCACCCTACCTTTGGGAGGCAGCGACAAACGATCCATGAGATTGTTCAGCATTTGAGACATTGTGTGACTCCGTCCGAGTTTGCCACTCATGTAGTCCTGACATATCCCGGCGATTTCTACGGCCAGACCATCCCCTGACTGGGAGGTGAGGGCTTCGTCTATCCTCGACCGAAGCCGCCGTTCCTTTGCTTGAGCGTGGATGTATTCGGCGTGATCTTCCGCGGCGGAAACCGACGGGCACATATTCATGCAGTCGACAAGAAAGGCATCTGGGTTAGGCGTATCGTGAAGAATCACGTCTCGCGCCATTACAGGGTCAAGAACCTTGCCCTCCCTAAACGCCTTAGTCGCGGCGGTGTACAGTTTTGCACAGAGGGGATTCATAAAATCCTCCGCTTGAAGCGTCCCCGCGACACGGTTTAGGTAGCGAGGGTCGATTAGATAAGCACCGGTTACGGATAGTTCCGCGTTCTGGTTATACGAAACCGCATACAGAAGCTCTTTATCATCGTTTGCCATTCTTGCGGTTCTCCTCAGTCATTTCAATCAGCAGCCGGTCGTACTTCTCCCTGAATTTCTTTCCCGAAAGGATGTTCTTTCGCCAGAAAGGACTTTGCTGAGAAAAGTGCAGAACGTCAGAGATATCCCACCAATCATAGCCATCTATGCGGTTGCACTTGTCAAAGTCTGCCGCCCAGTGCTGTTTATCTTTCTCGGTTGGTGGTTTCACGTTGGGATAGTTCTTCTCGCGTTGCCGAGCGAGGTATGCTGCGGCTTTATAGGCATCGCTGTCTGCATCGAAAACTTTCTCTTCCTTTTTGGGGCGCACGTTAGTGCCGCTTGCGGGGCTGACATCTGGTGGAGTGGCGTCATCGTCGAAAGAGGACTTTTTCTTTTGCTTGTTTTCTTTTTGAGAGTTATTATTAAATATATTATTATCTTGTTTATTATCTAATTTACTCTCTCGTACATTTTCCGACTCTGCCTCGTAAAATTTACTACCCTGCTTCGTATTTTTTACGGAACAGCCCGATACATTTTCCGACTCTGCCTCGTAAATGTTCTTGGAAAGGCAGCTTTTAAGTTCTCGCTGTCTGCCATTGAATGACGCAACGTACAGGTAGCCGAGTTTGATAAGCAGAGAAATCGACTTTGTTACCTTGGCCTCGCTGCATTGGCAGAAATCAGCTATGTAGGCGTTGCTTGCAAAACATCCGCGCTCTTCGGAAGCAAGGCTGTCAATTTCGGTTAGAATCATCTTGTCGAGGGCGCTCAAACGTCTGTCGAGCCAAACGGCTTTTGGAATCCATACGCCCTTGAAATCTCTTTCCTGTTCCATTCTGTCTCCTATCGGCGAGAAGTGTCTCTCGCGTTCCAGAGTTCTTTAGCTTTGCGGCAAGCGTCATCATTCCACTCTGTATCTTCGGGAGCATTGCAATCTGTTATTGCTCGAGTTTGAGCACCGCAGGCCAGACACTCCACTCTGACAAAGTATGTTCTGATTTTACGGTTATAGTCAGCAGTAATATCGGTCCATATTGAGCCGCAAAACGGACACGGTTTATATTCCATAAAGCCCTCCTTAGTCATCTATCCCGACATGCTGCGCCCAATGACGGATGAATACGCCGCTTTCGCCAAGACTGGTGATGAAGTCAGCGGAGATCAGCTCTTCCAGATCAAGACTGTCTGCACATACCTTGTTGAGCACTGCTGCCGGATCATGCACAACGCCCTCATCATCTGCGGCAAAGCAGAGATGGAAATACAGCGCCTGTGCATTTGGTGTGAGGCGGCTGAAAGAATACCGCCCCACGACCTCATTTGAGATTGTTGTCCTGTCTCTCATGTGCTACCTCGCATCAGAAAGGCAGGTCGTCCCCATCGCCATCTAGTTCATCAAACGTCTGCTTCGGCGCAGGATTGGAGTTGGAAGAATATGCAGATTCGCTTTTTGATGCGTTCTGCTCTTTCGACTTACCTTCGGACTTCTCGGGGCGCTTGTCACCGGCGAAATAGATGTTCTCGACGTTGACATTCGGGGAAGTCCTCTTGTTGCCGTCGCGGTCAGTGTAGTTCTGTATCTGCAAGCTGCCGCAGAGGGTAGCCATGCTGCCTTTGGAGAAATACTTGGAGATGAAATCTGCCGTGCCGTTCCAAGCGGTACAGTTGATGAAGTCGGTTTCTTTCTGCTGCCCCTGCGGCGCAAAATCACGATCTACGGCCAGCGTGAATGACACAACAGATTTACCGCTCTGTGTTGTGCGAATTTCGGGGTCTCTGACGAAACGCCCCTGAAGCAATACTTTGTTAAGCATAGATTTTTTCCTACCATTCCTTGTGGCGTAATGCCCATTCCCGGCGCTCGGCGCGGAGTTTGGGACATGAATAATAATGCGGGAGACTCGCATATTTTGCTTTCTTCCCGAAGGGAACCTTGAGAGAAACGTGCTCCCAAATTTCACCTTTTAGGACGACTTTATACCGCCCCTTTTGGTTCTCCGGAACCCAGAATAAAACCGGTTTCTCGTCGCAAGGGGAGTATGTGCCGTCCCATAAGCGCACCCACCTTATGGATGCCCCACAAAGAGGGCAGAGAAACCAACTGGCGCGGCGCTTATGAACGACCCAACAACGATCTCTTTCATTCAGGACGGAACTCTGCGGCTGCATCATCCTCGCGCTCCTCTCGAAATTCGGGCATGAGTGAGTAATAAGGTCTGATCCCCCAGAGCTTTTTAGTTGCGCGGCAGTAATCACAGTACCCGCAGCGCTTGGGCTTCGCGCGCCCCTCTTTTATCATCTGGATCATGGGCAAGCGCTTGGCGATTTTCTCAAGCTCATAGTCATACCGTTGCCGGTGGTTGAGACTGAGCACGTCCTTATCAGGCGGGTCTTGCTTTGAGATAGCTATGATGATGAACTGAGGGTCTTCCTTGCTCCCTGCGTACTGCTTTTCAATCTCGCTGTACACAGCGGCGCGCATCATGTAGCCATAGGCATCTATGAACGTCACCTTTTCGTGAAGTTCATCGCTCCATTTAAGCTCTCCGATGTTTGCCACGGTCTTGTAGTCGATAATCATGCGCCCGTCAGGAACGTACTTGTCGAGCCTGATACGCCACGGAACTCCGAAGAGCTTGCCGTGCATTATCATTTCATTTTCACCCGGCAGACCGACAAGAGACTGTATCAACTCGTCATTTTCAGCGGTCTGTATCATCTTGTCGGCCTGCTCATAGGAAGCATATTTGCCGGTAATGACCGTCTGGTCGGGCGCGCCACCCTTGCCTTTGATGGTCTTGGTCTTGAATATCTTGTCGAAATGCTCGCTGCAGAACTGCTCGTGCGCTTCTGGGGATTCAAAGTGCGTGTGGAAGTAATTGCCAACAAGAAAGGCTTCTTTCTCCTCAGGCTGCCAGCGCCCCTGCAGGATAGCCAGTTCCCGCGCCTCGCACTCATTCCATGCCTGATATTGGGTGCACGACATGTACTCCCAATCAACCTCAGGCGTGTAATAATTATCACGCGTCAGTTCCACTGTTCTTCTCCCTGCTCTTCGCAAGCTTCTTGTTGAGGGCTTCCAGCGCGTTTTCCTCGTCCGTAGAGGGAAGAGCCGCATCGGAAGCAGAAGCGATTCCAAAGGCGTCTGTGGCCTTTACAAAGCCGTCCTTGATGGCGGAATACAGATGGCGGAGCTTCACAATGTCGTTGTTGCTGAGTTTGGCGATGTCCTTGTTGAGCTTGGCGCTGATCTGCTCCGGTGTGATACCGAAGCCAGCAAAAGCGTTGACGGTCTTTTCGATGATCTCCTCCAAACTCTCTCCACTCTTGGAAAGTGAGTCGGAAAGCGTCTTGTCACACTCTTCAAGCGCCGCATCTACGTACCATCCGGGCATGACGGCCAACAGGCAGGCTCTTTTACGCCTTGCACCCTTGTTGGCGACCATTTCATAGATATCGCGTTCGTCGGTCAGACGGTAGCTGCCTTTCTTGGTAGATCGCTCATGCTTCACGGAGAAGGTCTTTTCATCGGAGGCGTTTGTCTCCAAATCCCATGCAAAGCACTTTATGGTCGTCGTGTCATCCTGTACATCCACCTCGGTGATACCGGACATGATGTTGCCCCAGTGGCGCGCAAGGACTTCCACCAGGCGGATAGAGGGGCCTCTTACCACGCTGTCGCCGCGCGGGAACTCGTACTGCGCCGCTTCCGCAAGGTCTTTTCTCTGGCACTCGCGGAGAACATTCTGCATGGACATTTCAGGATCGCGGGGGAACTGACGGGCGAGGTACATCTTGCCCTTGATTTCGGAAAGCTCCTTGCTTTCCTGATAGACGCTCATCTGAGTAGCAGGGGAGCGAGACATGAGAGATTCGTTCATAGCGTGATTTTCCTCCTAAATTACTTTTTGACCTGATAGTCGCCGAGAAGCTTCTGAAATTCTTCTTTCTGCGTAGCGGTCAGTTTGTTGTCCGCGTCCAGGACTTTCAAAGCATCATAAAGCTTCTGCTTCAGCTCGGTGATACGGTCATTTGCGAGACCGAGTTTATGCGACGCAATGGCGTTTTTCTCGACGAGGTCGCGGTACTCTGAAAGGGTGACCTCCACCCTCATCATGGACTGTCCGGCGACCTGCTGATCGGCATCGGCGTGCATACCGGTGTCGTGTTCGATGATTCCGCTGTAATATCCCATTTTTATCCTCCTATTTTTTCTTATTGCTTGTCCGCTTATCCTTGCGGATCAAAGGTTTACGATTGCGCTTGGGTCTTTGCGGGGCGGTTGTGACGGTATATGTAGGATCGTAAGGAACCTGCTTGTCGCAGTGCGTGATCTTAAAGCTTTGGCTGTTCATTCCCTTATAGCAGGTGGAACACACGCGCCCGATAGGGCACTTCTTGGTGCAGAGATTTTCGCAGTAGAAGCATTTGCATTGATGACACGCACCCATTACTGAGCCTCCTTTCTTGCTTTTGCGCGCTTGCTGCGGGATGCAATGCAGTTCCAGCACTCTGGGCAGGTGCAGTTAAGGCAGCGGTCTATGACCTCTTGAGGCTCCGTCAGGCGCGTCGTGACAGTGGCGATTGCGTCGATGGACTTCCACGGCATTACGGCGCTCGCGGCAATTTTTACGTAGCTGCCTTGGGGGATAGTGGCGACGATCATCATAAGTCCCTTACCTCCACCAGCCTGTGAGCAACGTCAGAGGCCATCCACATGCTTCGGCCATTTATGGAATAGCTTGTCACGCCATTAAGGAAACGTCTGGCAGTTCTACAATCCTTGACACCGAGAAAGCTTTGAACCGTAGCCAGATTCATCATTCCACCGTAGTTCTTGCGTATCTCTTCGGCGATTACATCTTCAGCGGGATCCCGCATCAACTTTGACCTTGGCATTGCGCAGCCTCCTTTCCTCACGCTTTCTCATGTCCTTGCAAATCTGCCTCGGCGTGCGGCATCCGCCGTATCGCCTTACACTTTCAGACATCTCGAATTGATATTTAGACAGCAGCCGCTCTTTCTGGCGTGCGGCGCGGTCATGCTCATTAAGGAACTCTTGGTACTCCTTCATGCGCTTGCATGTACCCTGACAGCCGAGTGAACGTTCCGAACATTCATTGCCGTGCGCGTCCTTGCACGGCGGCATACGGAAAGCCATATTCAATGCCCCGCTTCCTGCCATGCACGCTCGCTGTCGTGATGGCGTCTCTCTTCTTCGACGACTATTCGATTGAGGAGGGCAATCACGCCCCATGTAACCAAGACAACGAGAATGAAAACCGATGCGATGCTGTCCATTTGATATTCACTCCTCAGAGTAGATTTTTGATTGTGGTCAGTTACTTTCCCTTTCCGCAGTAACGATTGACGAAGTAGTTCTGACCTTTGCCTGTCACTAACGTCGTGCGCGTCGTGAAACTGCCGTTCGGGGTGACATGCACATTTTCCTTGATGGTGAACAGCCCCATTTCAAGAGCGCGCTGTGTCGGCATGTTTCTGTCGCTGCCGGACTTTATGAGGAAGCCCTCTCTGCGCAATGTCTCGAAGAATCGCTGCTCGCCGGTGTCATAGCCGTTCTGCCTGAGGATTTTTGCCATTACGCCGATCAGAATGGAGTCATCAGCGGCAGTTACGGCATAACCAAGATTGGTGGCAGGTGCATCCTCTTCAATTTTTGCAGCAAGTGCCATGCGCTGTTCACGCTCTTCTTTGAGAGTTGTTGCAAGCTTAATGAGCGTGTCAGGATTGAGCAAAGCCTGCTCTATTGCTTCGGGAGTCATGTAAGCGCCGTGCTTGCGAATTGACGGGATGATTTCATCGGCGACGAGCGCTTGAAACTTCTCGGCGGCTTCGTTCTTTGCTTTCATTGCGAGGCGATAGAAGATGTTTTCGGGGATAAAACTGTCATGCCCACTTGTGGGCACGCCCTTTCCCAACTTGTTGGGAAAACCAAGTTCTGACAAATATTTATCTACGGTTTCCCAACGGACATACTCCACGCCATTCTTTGTCTGGGTAAATCCCAGCCCACGGGCAACAGCCTCAAGACTGAGGTAAGCCGTGCAGTCCTTCTCGTAGCAGCTAACGCCGCTGATGTTGATAATCTGATTGTCGTTCATTCTATTTCTCCTGTTTGTAACTCGCCCACACGGAGGACATTTTTGTCCACCGTCACGAAGTCGTCACCCTCCGCAAAGCCGTACTCTGCCATACGGGAAAACCACTTTGAGTAGGGCGTTTCAACTCCGTAATGTCATCGAGTCGATTTTTTCTTACTGAGCAATTCTTGGTATGCACCGCGAAAACGTTCTTCCGCTCCCGGCGGTGCTTTAATTCCCGAAAGAACGCTGGACACGTAGGTGCGGCTCAAGCCGAGTTCTGCGGCCAGTTCAGTTTTGGTAATGCCCGCAAGAAACAAATCGCCGGTGAGCTTCGCCGCCCATTCAGGTCTCATCCGCTAAACACTCCTTTCATATAGACAGTTGACACTTGTTATCTGCTGTGCTATATTAAAAGTGCAATCAATTAACAATAGAGCAGATAACAAAATTGAACTTACAAACGAGATTATAGTAGACATTTGTAATCCTGTCAATAGCCGCGAGTTCAACTTTGTTATCTTTGGTGAAATGCACAAATTGGGAGGTACATATTTGTGTTTTTTGACAGATTTGAAGCACTGTGCAAAGCCAAAGGTATTTCGTGCAAAAAAGCTGCCTTAGAGATAGGCTTTTCAAATAGTTTGCAGACGCGATGGAGGAACGGTTCAGCCCCTAACGCTGAAAATGTTGCAGCAATCGCAACCTATTTTGGAGTGTCAACAGATTATCTGCTTGGTGTCGTTACGCTTTCGGAAGAAGAGCAAAAGGAGCTGTTCAACTTTTTCGCCCGCGCCTGCGGGGAGGTTCAAATGTCACCGGAGCGTGCGCAGAGCGAAGCCAAGATTTCAAATAAAACCAACATCATTGAGAAACTTGGGTTAGGCCGCATGCCGAGAGTATCGATGGATGATATCTTTGCCATTTCCGATGTTCTCGACTGCCGCGCGGAAGTTGAGGAGTTTCTGGACAAAATAAAAAAGCCCACCGCTATTGAAAGCGATGAGCTTTTGCGCCAGACTGATGAGGTTAAAGAGCTATTGAAAAAGATTGCTCCGGAACAGAGGGAGTCTGTTCTTCAGATGCTGCGCACTTTCGCAGCAGGGAAATAAATTCTTCTCGGCGTTCTGGCTCAATCTTGCGAAACAACATGAGGACTTCTTCCTCAAACTCGTCTTGCCCATAATCAACCAATACCTTACCTCCCGTCATTTTATTTGTTGCGTATGTATTTTAATGCTTAAGCAAATTAACAGCAGCAGAATCCACAAAATTAAATACAGAGGGACTTTTCTGTTTACTTTCGCATAGGATGTGGTATAATAATCTTGCAAGCGGGTGACTGCTTGCCACGACAAAGAACTTTGTTCCGCGTCTGCGCCATCTGACTGCCGCCTGTCGTCAGGCGACTAACAAATATGCGACCTGCTTATAATTGCCCCCTGCCGATCGGGGACTTATAAATTGTCGGCTTGAAAAGCTGCCCTCTGCTTCATTGCGGAGGGCGGTTTTGCGTTGTGGGAGAAATAGCATGATAAAAACACACGGACTTTACATACTATCGGATGACTATTTTGAAAGATACGGGCAGTCCGAAATGATGAGCAACAAGTACGAAAACCGTCCATATTACTTGGCAATAGAGGGAGCAAACGGAATAATATGGCTCGTGCCATTAAGTTCTAAAGTTGAAAAATATAGGTTGTCTATCGCAGCCGACGAGAAAAAGTACGGGAAAGGGAAATGCATCTTCCATTACATTGCGAGGGTAAAGGGAAAAGATAGTGCATTCCTTATCGGAGACGCGATCCCTGTTATAGAAAAATACTTATTGCGGCCTTTTACGGTGAATGGTTCGCCGTTTGTGGTGGAAGATGAGAAAGACATTAAGGCCATTCAGAGCAAATTATCTCGGTATCTGGCACTTGTGCGCAACGGAAGGTTGAAGCCGTATGCGGATATACTCGATATAGAAAAATCACTTCTTAAAGAACTGACGTTATTTTGAAAAACGCTCCGGCATTGGTTGCCGCCTCCGCCGGAGCTTGCAGCAGATAGAACATTGCACCGGTATCTGCTACGCTTTCGATGGTAGCAGAAGTAATCTTCAAAGTCCATCTCCTAAAAAGAGAATACCTGTTCGATTCGGAGAAGTCAGTCGAAAAGAGTCGAAGCAGGAGTTCCTTATTTTGGAGAAAATTTGTCTGGAGGGGAGAATTGTGACATCGTACCAGCGATTGCAGCAGTTTTTTGATGATTTCACCGCAAAGATCAAAAATGCTCGAGCGGAACAGGGATTGACAAATCAGGCGTTGTCTGATCAGTCAGGCGTATCCTATTCGACTGTCTGCAAAATAAGCGCAGACACGCAGGATAACCCGAAGGTATCGGACGCGATAGCGTTGATCGACACGCTTGGGCTGTCCGCGGACGAAGTGTTTGGTTTGCAGCCAGCTTACGAGCGAGAGGT